GTCAATGTGCCAAAGCCCAAAAAGTTGCCTAGATATGTAGTGCAACAAACTTGGGCTAGTGGTAAATCCTTCTATAGATATAATCCACCTCAAAAGTATGTTGATGCAAATATCGTACAACGTATTAATTTAGGAGAAAGTTTGTCAGAAGTAAGGCAGAAAGCTAAAGAGTTTAATGATGCCATAGATGAATATGTTTCTAATTTAGAGGAGAACATATCTATAGAGAGATTTCCTACACTACTAGGCTTGTCTGTCGAATATAAAAAATCTAATGATTTCAATAGATTAGGCATTAAAACTAAAAAAGATTATGAATACTTTTTACGAGTTGCAATGGAAACAATGTATAGAAATAAAAAAGTATCAGACATAAAGCTGAAAGATTTTAATGGTGCAGTTGCACGACAGTTATATGAACTGTGGCTTAATCGTGGCATATCTATGGCAAACCACATCTGTGCTGTAGTCAAAAAAATGTATTCTTTTGGTACAGAAATGGGATATGCTGAAACGAATCCATTTATGACATTTAAAATGAAATCTACACATAAAAGAACTGTCGTGTGGACACAGGAACAGATGCGTAAATTTCTTGATGTAGCATATGACGATTTTGAATATAGAAATGTCGGATTGATAGCACAAATGGCATACGAATGGTGTCAGAGGATAGGTGACATGCGTTTATTAGAGTGGTCTAACATAGATTTTAATAAAGGTGTGTTAAATTTGCAACAGTCTAAAAGACGTTCTATAGTTTGTTTACCTATTGAAGAAGATTTACTTGACATGTTGGTGGAACAGGAGAAAGATTTTGGCTTTCAAAAGTATGTAGCACCCTACACAAGAGATAGAAGTGGTGAATATGTGCCATACAACATAGAACGTATATCACAGGTGGCTAAACGTATAATGAGAAAGGCAGAACTACCTGATAACCTATGGTTAATGGACTTTAGACGTACAGGAACGACAGAAATGGTTGAAGCAGGTGTACCTATGGGTCAGATTATGTCTGTCACAGGTCATGCTAACCCTAATAGTGTTAAGCCATACATGAAAAATACATATGCTAGTGCTAACTCTGCACTAAAAGAAAGAAAAAAATATGTTGACAACCACTAAAATTCATGGTAAAAGCATTCAAATGCCAAACAAAAGGAACATATAAATGATATATAATATACATGATATTATTAATGATATACATATTACTGTAGGAGAAACAAAGAGAATGAACTGTCCTACATGTGGTGGGTATAATACATTTACGATTACGAATAATATGGGTTCACTCGTTTGGAATTGCTACAAGGCATCCTGTAATATTAAGGGAACTACAAGAAAGAGGATGTCTGTAGATGAGATAAAGTCTGTACAGGATTTTAAAAAAGATAATGAGTTTGTCTTACCTGAATATGTTGTACAGTCTAATGATAACTATATTCTTAAATGGTTTTATGATAGGAATGTAGATAGTAATACTGTTGAGTTCTTCCATGATGTAAAAGAAAACAGAGTTGTGTTTCCTATACATCAGAAGGGCAAGACAGTAGATGCCATAGGAAGGTCACTAGGTAAGAGATTGCCAAAGTGGAGAAAATATGGTAGTAGTGGGTTGCCATTTACCTTTGGATGTGGTAGTGTGGCAGTCGTTGTTGAGGATTGTTTGAGTGCCTTATGTATTGGAAGTGAAGTATACGTTGGGGTAGCTGTGTTGGGTACGACACTTACTGATATTCACAAACGGTATCTCTCACAATTCTCGACAACAATAATAGCACTAGACCCTGATGCCCTACCCAAGACTATGCAGTTTGCAAAAGAATTACGAGGGCATGTAAACACAGTAAAAGTTTTACGATTGACAGATGACTTAAAATATCGTAAAGAAGAAGACTTAATAAACTTAAACCTATTAACCCCAAAAGGAGAACCAACATGGAATTAGCACTTATACGTAGTTTAATGGAGAAAGATTTTTATGATAATCACAGAGGAGCAAAGTGTCCTGACAGATTGTTTAGCAAAGATGTTCGTAAGATAAAACAAGCATTAGATGTTGCTATGCAAAAGTATGAAAGGTCAGTTACACCTGATGAGATACATGCTCTGTTTGTATCAGGTAATCCATCTATGACAACTGCACAGAAGAATGCATTTGAAGGTCTGTTTAATCAGATTAAGAAAGAGCAAACAATGGGAGATGACGTTGCACAAGAGGTACTATCTAAATTATTTCAGCAAGTTGTTGGTGAAGATATTGCTAACATTGGTTTTGACTATGTTAATGGTAGTCTTTCCACACTTGAACCCATTAGAAATATTCTTGAGTCTTACTCCGAGAATTTAATACCTAATATTAATGTCACATGGGATGATATAGATGTTGACACATTATTATCAATGAATGACCTTGAAGCAAGATGGACATTTAATATTGAGTCACTTGCTCGTAAGATTGGTGGCATCAATGCAGGACATCTTATTGAAGTTGGTGCAAGACCTAATACAGGTAAGACATCTTTTCATGCAAGTCTTATTGCAGGAGTCAATGGATTTGCAAGACAAGGTGCTAAATGTATGATATTATGTAACGAAGAGGGTAGTCATAGAGTTGGTATGAGGTATCTTACATCTGCAACAGGCATGGATAAATGGGAGATAAAAGAAAACCCTAGCAAAGCAAGAGATTTATTTGCACCAATAAAAGAAAATCTATTGATTAAAGATGCTACAGGTAAAGATATGGCATGGGTAGAATCAGTATGTAAGGCTGTAGAACCTGACGTGGTTGTATTAGACATGGGTGATAAATTTGCTAGGACAGGTGGCTTTGCAAGAGCAGACGAAGCCTTAAAAGCAAATGCTATACATGCAAGACAGATTGCAAAGATGCATAACTGTGCAATCTTTTATATGTCTCAACTGTCTGCAGAAGCAGAGAATAAGGTTGTATTAAATCAAGCTATGATGGAAGGGTCTAGGACAGGAAAAGCTGCAGAAGCTGACCTGATGATATTGATTGCAAAGAACCCACCTGTTGAAGGACAGGATGAAGAGGATTCTATGCGACATTTAAATTTAGTAAAAAATAAGTTGACAGGATGGCATGGTATAGTGCATAGTCAATTTGATTATAAAACAGCAAGGTACGAATCATGAGTAATAGTGAATGGGAATATGTAAGAACAAATAGTAAAGGTGAAGCTATCTTTAGAAGAGATACAGATGATGATTTTGATTTTGTCTGTTCTTACTTTGAGGATAATGATATACCTTATAAATTTAAAGAAGGTGGTAATGTTTTTATTGTAAAGAATAAAACAGGTAGAGACTATGTATATTATTGGAGTACAGGAAGATGGTCACCTAAACACAAAAGTAATAAAGTACATTATCATTCTAAAGGAGTAGAAGATTTTGTTACAAAATATTTAAATAAATACAATAAGGAAGAGTTAGGACGTATTAAAGAAAGAGAAGAACAAAGAAAGTTGTATTTCATTGAAAAAGAAAAAAGGAGAAATGCCAATGCAAGTAATACTTGATGTAGAAAACAATGTCACAAAGAGAGATGGTAAGACACATCTTGACCCATTTGAACCTGACAATAAACTTGTAATGGTTGGCTTTATTGTAAATGGTCGAGAGTATTTATACAGAACAGATGACGTAAATGTTTCTTACCATGCAGAGATACAAAGTATATTAAATCAAACAACACTTTTAGTTTGTCACAATGTTGTACATGAATTACTTTGGTTATGGGAGTGTGGTTTTGAATATAATGGTAATGTATACGATACTATGTTAGCTGAATATATTTTACAGAGAGGTATCAAAGAACCACTTACACTTCAAGCATGTGCAATGAGATATAGACTAGATACACAAAAAGAAAATACATTAAAAGAGTATTTTAAGCAAGGATATAACACTGATGAGATACCACATGCAGAACTATCACACTACCTATCTGCTGATGTATGGGCAACTAAACAGTTATATGATAAACAGATTGATTCAATAGGTAAATCAAATAATGGTATACAAAAAACTATAGAGTTTACAAATAAAATATCTATTACACTTGCTAGAATATATCAGAGAGGTTTTTCAGTTGATGTAGAAGCATTAGATAAAGTTAAAGATGAGTTTCTACAAGAGAAGAATATGATAACTAAAAAGTTACAGGATAAAGTAAGAACACTTATGGGTGATATGCCTATTAATTTAAATAGTCCTGAACAGATGTCGTGGGTAATATTTAGTAGAAAGCCACTTGACAAGCCTATGTGGGCAAATAACTTTACACCTTACATGGAGAGAGATGAGTTTAAGAAAACAGTAAAAGAAAACTCTAGTATAGTTTATAAAACTGTAGCTAAAAAATGTCCAATGTGTCATGGGTATGGTAAGATTAGAAAGACAAAAAGAGATGGCACACCATTTGCAAGAGAAACTAAATGTACACATTGTAATACACAAGGCTATCTTTTCATACCAACAAACAAAGTTGCAGGTCTACGTTTCTCACCACCCACAGCAAAATGGGTCACAGCAAACGGTTTTGGTGTAAGTAAAAGTAATTTAGATATGGTTCAGAATATTGCTAAACAAAACAATATGTCAGATACTGTAGACTTTTTAGGTGACTTAAAAAGGTTGTCTGCTTTAGAAACATATCTGTCTTCTTTTGTAGAGGGCATACAGACACATATTAAGTCAGATGGCAAGTTGCATGTTAGATTACTACAACATAGAACTGCAACAGGTAGATTTAGTGGAGCAGACCCTAATATGCAGAATATGCCTAGAGGTGGTACATTTCCTGTAAAGAAAGTATTTGTTTCTAGATTTAAGAATGGAAAGATATTAGAAGCAGATTTTGCACAGTTAGAGTTTAGAACTGCTGCTTTCCTGTCGCAAGATAAAATAGCAATAAAGGAGATAAATGATGGATTTGATGTGCATGACTATACTGCTCGTATTATTACTGATGCTGGGGAAGAGACTTCTCGCCAAGAAGCGAAAGCACACACGTTTGCACCCCTGTACGGAGCAACAGGATTTGGCAGGTCGGCTGCTCAAGCTACATATTACAAACACTTCACAGAGAAGTACGAGGAGATCAGGTTATGGCACTCCCGATTGGCTAAAGAAGCTATAACTAAGAATGTAATAAAGATACCTTCAGGTAGAGAGTTTTCTTTTCCTGATGTTCAGAGAAGATCAAATGGATCAGTAACCAATTTTACTCAGATAAAAAATTATCCTGTGCAAAGTTTTGCTACTGCAGACATAGTTCCTCTCATTTTGTTAGAGATAGATTCAAGACTAGAGCATATGAAGTCTTGTATTGTAAATACAGTACATGATTCAATAGTTATTGATGTACATCCTGACGAAGAAAAGCAAGTTAATTTTATCTTAACTGATGTTAATAATAATATGAAGAGTATTATAGATTCTCAGTATAATATTGATTTCAATGTACCATTGTTATTAGAATCAAAAATAGGAGACAATTGGCTTGACACAAAATAAAATATATGATATAACTTACTAACTTTATAAAGGAGAATAAATTGACAGAACTAACAACTATATCTACTGACAATTATGCCACTATGGCAAAAGCAATGGGATTATCCACACCTAAAAGTGGAGAATCAAAGAAAGTAAATAATCTTAATAGACTTAGAATATGGCATTCGCCTATTATGGGTCAGGAAGAAGTTAATGGTAAAACTAGAAATGTAGAGGTAGTGCCTAGTGGCACATACAGACTTGAAGTAATAAATGGAGAGTCTTCATCTTACTACTACTCTACTAGTGCTACCATCAGACCTTTTATGCAAAGATATATGTATAGAAGATATATTGCGTTTCCTAATGCAAAAGAGAATGAGCCAAAAGGTGAGTTTCATAGAACGATAATGTCTGATTCATTAAGTATTGATCTGAAAGATAATACAGGTCGTTTTAACTGTGGTAAACCTACAGGTTTCATAGAAGATTTCAAGTCTTTACCTACAGACACACAAGACTTAATACGTCAAATAAAAAGAGTTCGTGTTGTGTTTGGTACAGTTCAAATGACTGACCCTGTAGATCAGAGTGGTGTTTCTCAAACTTTAGAGGAAGTTCCATTTATTTGGGAGATAGATAATAAGACTGCATATAAGAATGTGGGCGATGCTTTTAATCTTTTTGCTAAGAGAGAAAGACTTCCATTGCAACATCATGTACAGTTAACTAAGCTAACTGAGAATCCACTACCAAATGGTTCTTGTTTTTATACACCTGAGACTTCTATAGACTTTTCTAAATCAATATCATTGTTACCAAAAGATAATGAGACTTTTACTCATTTTCTTGATTGGATTAAAAATTATAATGATTATATCTACAAAGAGTGGGAAGAGAAAGCTAATGCTAGAAATAAGTCTGTGTCTGACGAGGACAAAGATGTAGTGGAAGAGTTTATTGATGTAGATACTGATGACGCATAGAGTAGAACTAGCACTACATCAATATATGGAAGATGCTTCTAATGGAAAATCATCTATGTCTGATGAGACTATAGGTAAGATATGTGATGATATAAAAGAAGCATTGCAGAGGCAATTTGGGAGTAAAACTAAAAACGATAAGTTTTCTCTCAGAATGTCTAATCTAGGCAGACCTACTTGCCAACTTTGGTTTTTAAAAAATAAACCTGATACTGCAACATCTAAACCATCTAACTTCATTATGAATATGATGATAGGAGATATAGTCGAAGCTATATTTAAAGGATTGTTAAGAGAAGCAGGTATAAAGTTTACAGACTCTAGTAAAGTATATCTAGATATTAGTAAAACTAAAGTTAGTGGTACATATGATCTTGTGATTGACGATGTTGTAGATGATGTTAAATCTGCATCAGATTGGTCATACAGAAATAAATTTGAATCCTATGATGCACTTAGCAGTGGGGATTCATTTGGCTACATAGGACAACTTGCAGGATATGCAAAAGCATTAAAAAAGAAAGCAGGTGGTTGGTGGGTAGTCAACAAAGCCAATGGCAAATTTAAATATGTTTTGGCTTCAGGACTTGACATTGACAAAGAAGTAATTAAATTAGAACAGACTGTAAAAAAACATGAGTCTAATAAGTTTGAAAGATGTTTTGAACCTGAAGACGAAATGTTTAGAGGGAAACCTACAGGAAATAAAATACTAGGAACAACTTGTTCTTTTTGTGACTTTAAATATGCTTGTTGGGAAGGTCTACAAGAAAAACCATCAGTTATGTCTAAAGCACAGTTTCCTAAAATGGTTTCATATGTGTCTATTAATAAGGAGCTTGAGAATGTCTGACACTAAAAAACTAGATGAGCTAAAAGCTAATATTGAAAATATGGAAAAAGAGTTAGCTGAAGCTAAAACTGCCTATCGTGAGATGAAAACGAAAGGTTTAAAAGATGCTATGGAAGCCAAGAGGATGGCAGACGAAGCAGTAAAAGAAGAACTAAAAGCATTAGGTTATACCTACAATACTAGTTCTTCCTATAAAGAATGGAGTCCGTTTACAGGTTGGAGAACTTTTCTGTAGATGTCTCCTCATAAAGCATATCGTGATGCTTTGAAGCATGGGTATAGGAGTGGTATAGAACATAAGGTATCTCTCTATCTAGATGATCTTAAATATGGGTACGCATATGAAGCGATCAAAATAGAATGGGAAGATTTAACTTATCGCACCTATACCCCTGACTTTATATTAGACAACGGAATAATTATAGAAACAAAAGGTAGGTTTATAACCTCAGACAGAAGAAAACATCTTGCAATAAAGAAACAACATCCTAAGTTAGATATACGATTTGTATTTACTAATAGTAAAGTTAAGATATACAAAGGATCAAAAACAAGTTATGCTATGTGGTGCTTAAAACATGGTTTTAGATATTACGACAGAATAATACCTGAAGATTGGTTAAAAGAAAAAGGTAAGAATAAACATTCTAAATTTATAAAATATTCAAATAGTAAAAGGAGAAAAAAATGACAAACGGAAGAACCCTAAACCCAAAAGCAGTTTACATAGAGATAACACCAAGAGTGTTTGAAGATGAAGAATCTTGGACAGGAGAGGTTGAAGTTAATATTATAATGGATAAAGATAGTCCTCTTGACAAAAGATCACAACATGATTTAATGCATCTTGGACAATTAGTGGCTTCCTCTTTGCCTTTGATGGAAAAAGAAAAAGGATTGCTAGGTAAATTAGAAATGTGCTTGGAAGAACAAAATAAAAGGTTTACATACCCTGAAAATAAAGATAATGTAATTCATGTAGACTTTAAAAAGGAACGATACAATGGGAATGTATAGAGAAGCAGTAAGACATAAATTTAGAGAAGTAGGAGATATGATGAGAAAACAAGCACAAGAACAATCAGACCACAAACAAACTATGGATATGGTTAATAGTCCACCTCATTATAATAAGTCAGGTATAGAGACAATTGAGGCTATCAAGGCTATGACAGACAATGGTTTTGAGTATTATTTACAAGGTAATATAATGAAGTACCTATGGAGATACAGGTACAAAAATGGTGTAGAAGATTTAAAGAAAGCACAATGGTATCTCAATGAGTTAATAGATGTTGTAGAAGATGACGATAAAAGTTAAAATAACGATTTCTTTAGACGTTGATAAGGAAGATTATCATTTACCTGCAGACGAAGATGCAGGGCAAGAAATAGAAAATAGCTTGACTGAATTTTTATATGATATTGATGGTGTTAAAATAAAAAGTATTAAAACTATACAGGAGAATAAATATGAATAATTACTTACCTACCGACTATCAAAATTTTATTGCTCTTTCTAGATATGCTAGATGGAAAGATGATGAGCAAAGAAGAGAAACTTGGTTAGAAACTGTGGACAGATATTTTGATTATATGGCTAATCATTTAAAAGAAAAGCATGGCTATATATTGACAAAAGCATTACGAGAGAAGTTAAACAATTCTATTGTCTCTTTATCTACTATGCCTTCTATGAGAGCTTTAATGACTGCAGGAGAAGCATTAGACAGATGCCATGTAGCAGGATACAATTGTAGTTATATACCTGTAGATAGTCCAAGAAGTTTTGATGAATGTATGTACATACTTATGTGTGGTACAGGTGTAGGCTTTTCTGTTGAAAGAGAGAATGTTGATAAGTTACCTATTGTGAATGAACACTTTGAAGATAGCACGACTGTTATTACAGTTGCAGATAGCAGACCCGGATGGGCAAGAGC